TCCTTATTTGCTGTTTGCTATACCTAGCAAGTGAGATGTTACTAGGACTTAGCGTACTGCTAGATTGTATTGGGGAAGTGCTTGAGGATTTAATAGATGAATAAAATTGAACATAAAATTGTAGGCTACAAAGTAGTTGATAAGACAGAAGAAAAAGTGGTATTTGAGATGATACACGAGAATTTTCCTCGACCACCGCATTTGACGGGTACAACGTACAAAGTAAAAACGCCACAAAGCGAACACGCTCTGTATATTACGATTAACGATATGGTGCTGAATGGTGACGAGCGTCATCCCTACGAGATGTTTATTAACAGTAAGAACATGGAACACTTTCAATGGGTACTTGCATTAACGCGCTTGGTGTCCGCAGTGTGGCGCAAAGGTGGTGACTCTACATTCTTAGTTGAAGAACTCAAAAACGTATTTGATCCGAAGGGTGGATATTACAAAAAAGGCGGTGTGTATATGCCATCGCTCGTAGCAGAAATAGGAACAGTTATCGAGCAACATTTAATAAGCATAGGTGTTATTAAAGTTGAAGTGGATGAACACCAACAGGCGTATCTTGAAGCTAAGAAAGAAGAAGCCAAAGGTGTTGAGATGCAACTCTGCACCAAATGTAATGTCAAAGCTCTGATACTGATGGACGGCTGTATGACGTGTACTAATTGTGGCGATAGCAAGTGTGGGTGAGTTATGAATATATATGAAGACGGCATACTTCTTTGGGTAGGGTGGGTAGTTATGGTGTTAGTGTTAGCTGGCATAGTCGGGTATGTTGATGTGAAAGAGAATGAGAAAGCCTATTGCCAATGTGAGGAGACGAGATGAAATTAGAAGTAGGTGATTTATGAGAGTAAGACATAGAGGATGTAATGGAGAGGTTTGGTGGCGTTGCACACCTTATTTAAATTTCACTATAGATATGAATATGCACTATATATTTAAAAAAGAACGCCCTGATAAAGTCCGTGCGGTACTAAAAAGAATAGGAGCAATCCGATGGTAGAAAATAATATATTGGAGAGAGAAAATGAAAATTGAAATTAAGAAGTTAACAAAGAATGTAGTTATTCCTGCCTATGAAACTTTGGGTAGTGCGGCAGTAGACTTAAGAGCTAACATCACAAAACCGATTAAGTTAGATTTAGGTGAGGTTGCGATGATACCGACAGGTATTGCAATAAATATCCATGACGTAGAAGCGGCGGCTCTTATCATGCCTCGTAGTGGACTTGGACATAACTATGGTATCAAGTTGGGTAACTCGGTTGGTTTAATTGATAGTGACTATCAAGGTGAGCTTAAAGTTAGTATTAAGAACACAGGTAACGGGCTGTATAAAATATCCCCACAAGACAGGATTGCACAGATGCTTTTTGTTCCAGTAATTCGAGCAGAGTTTGTAGAAGTTGAGGAGTTCAGCACAGTGACTGAGCGTGGTGCAGGTGGCTTTGGGAGTACAGGTAATGATTAGTACAACAGCCTATATTTTAATTATCGCTGTAACAACTCACGGTGAGCTTACACAATCAACAATCGATTTTGCAGATAAGGCATCGTGTGAAAGCGCGGCAGTTAAACAGGATTTTGCGTTTAAAAATTTGCAATTTGCAGGTAGATGGAATTTAACCTGTCATCCTTATCAACTTACTGGAGAGAAGAAATGAAACTAAAAGTTAGTGAGGATGAGCTCTACCCCATATATGATATAGGTGATGGGTTTGGTAAAGAGGTTGAGGTTAGTGAAGAGTTTCTTAAAGAGTTTACAGAAGTAATGGATAAGTTCTGGAATATGCAAGAAGCATTACGCTTGTTATATGACAGCGTACCTGATGAGAAATCTCCTTATACTTTTTGTAATATGCCTGAGTTTACGTGTGATGAGGTGGAGAAAGATGAGGTTGATGAAAGAGGCTTACTGATATTTAAAGCAAAAGATAGATACAACTTCTCGTGGGAGGACAAAATATGAAAGTAACCCTAGTGCAAAGCACACCTAACCCAGAGGAACACATCGGATTACTTGCAGGTATATGCTACGGTAAGACAGGTGAACAATCACCAGAGCAGTGCATCAAACGGGCAGAACACTGCGTGACTAAAGGTCATCTATCTACACTACGCTTTGCTCATGCGACATTCTTAGTTGCAGACATTAGCCGTATCTGTAGTCACCAGTTTGTTCGCAGTAAGCATTTGGATTTCTTGCAACGTAGTCAGAGGTATTGCAATGAAGGTGATGTCGAGATTGTAATACCCCCATCAATTAAGGGTGAACATAAGACAATAGTTGAAACTGTGTATGCTGAGTTAACTCAAGTCTATAAAGATTTAATTGCCGAAGGCGTAAAGAAAGAGGACGCTCGTTTTATCCTACCTCAAGGCACAACAACAGAGCTTCTTGTAGTCGGTAACTTCCAAGCGTGGTATGACTTTATCAAACTGCGTAGCGGTAAAGAAGTGCAGTGGGAAATACGCGCAGTGGCTCATGAGATTAACCATCAACTACATAAGATTGCGCCAAACGTATTTGTGGAGCTTGAGCATGAATAGGCTATGCGAGGTATGTAACTTAATCAAAGAAGAGTCAGCCTTTAAAACAGATAGTACAATATGTAAGAGATGTGCAGTGGTAGCAGGAGTGCAAGACAGCTTGCAAAGACGCAAGCGCAGGGACGTTAGTTCACTAGACAACAAGATGTGTAGAAAGTTTTTACAACAACATTTAATAAAACCGACAGGCTGGGAGCTAACATTATGAGTAAAATATCAGGGTTTGAGCCAGAAAAATTACTAATAGAAGGCGACCCGCATCCATATAACAATCCCGATATGGGTATTGTTGAGTTAGCTTTTATTAGCCCCGGAATAGAGTTATGGGCGTTTATTAATGCACTCAAAAGGATTGAAGATAGCTGTTTAGAAAAACTAGAGTGTTACCCTAATGCAAAACCTTCTAGAATATTTATAGGCACTAAAGAACGAATGCATGAAGACGGAGTAAAAACCGTATTATACGCTTGCGTATCTCAAAGACTTTGTAGCAGTACAGATACTGAGGAAACACTATGAACGACAAACCTAAAACAATTTACGATGCATACACACAAGGGCAATTATACATGGGTGACTCAGTACACGAAGCTAAAAAAGAAGACATGGTTAACGAGCCTCCACACTACAAAAATGGTAAAATAGAATGTATTGTTGCAATGGAAGCAATGCTTACGTCCGAAGAGTTTATTGGGTATCTGCGAGGCAACGCCTTTAAGTATATGTGGCGATACCGAAACAAAGGTAAAGCACATGAAGACTTGCAGAAAGCGCAATGGTACCTGTCTAGATTAGTATTTATACATAACGAAAAATAACATGGCAACAGAAGATGGAAACACAGACCTCGCGTCACTGCATGAGGAGATGATGCGAGATAAACTTATCGCAGTTATTTGCAGAGAAGCTGCACAAATAGATACAACTAACCCCACCGGACTTTGCTGGACGTGCGGTGACTTTATAGGATACAAGAGGAGATGGTGTGATAGAGAATGCGCGGATATATTTGAAGCCGAAACTAAGAAAAACCGGTAGTTTGTGGGTCTGCTACACAGAGTGGAAGTCTATACCCTGTACTGCTTCAACGCCTCAGAAGGCTTACATAAGATGGGTATGCAAAAATGAGCGTACCTAGTTTTACTTATAGTTCACTGAGTAGGTTTATTACGTGCCCTAAGCAGTACGAAGCACACCATGTTTTAAAGTACATACCCTTCGCAGATACCTCAGCTACGCTGTATGGAAAAGACTTACATCTTGCGGCTGAGAACTACATAGGTAAAGGTGAGGCATTACCAGAGCGGTTTATATTTGTTAAGAAGTTCCTTGATACTATCAATAACATCAAAGGCAGAAAGCTTTGCGAATATAAACTCGCGATGGCGAAGACAGATACTGGATATGAGTTCTGTGATTATGAAGCACCTAATAGGTACTGGCGTGGCATTGCAGACCTTGTCATCGTAGACGCAGATGCTAAGAAAGCGTATATTGTGGATTATAAAACAGGCAAGTCAGCAAAGTATGCAGACACTAAGCAACTAGCACTACTAGCGGCGGCGGTGTTCCTAGAGTTCCCGTATGTTGAGAATATCAAAGGGATGTTACTATTCGTAGTAGCTAACGAGATGGTAAAAGAAGAATATACATATGAGAATAGATTGGGTATTTTTGATAAACTAGCACCTGTATTAGCGCAACGGTCAATAGCCTACGAGACGGGAGTATTTAACCCTATTCCTAACGGGCTATGCAAAAAGTGGTGTCAGGCTACACGGTGTATTCATAACGGTAACTATAAGGAGGGGTGATGCCCTACAAGAACAAAGCAGATAGAAATGTTAAACGAGAATATGAATTAGAGAAGACTCGCCCTGGGGCGCATGAAGCTAGAATGGAGAGACAACGTGCTCGCCGTGCATATGATAAAGCGGGTATTGACCGCACTGGGAAAGACATTGACCATATCAAAGGTGTTAAAGCGGGTAACGGTAAAGACAACCTACGTCTTAGAGACCCAGAAGTGAATCGTTCGTTTCAACGCAACAGTGACCATACTATGAAGAAGAACGAACCACCAAAGAAAGCTAAACCTAAGAAGAAATAATATGGAAGTATCCGTAAAGTCAGTGCAGATTATTGCAACGGAGTCTGGTTTA